AATAGCTATAATCGAGCGGATAAAAGACTTGTTTTTAAAAGTCTATCCGATTATAGCCGTAGGGTTCGCCCTGATTTATACGATAGGGATTGTTGGAAAGCACTCCCGAAATCTTACCACAGCAGACGACTATAGAATAACGGTAATAATAGCGATAGCGTTAACAATAATCTCGCTTTTATACGTTATTTTATTTTTACGTGAACAGCTAAGAGAGGAGCGGTTAAACAGGTGGATAAGATAACCAAAAAAGAAAAATCCCCGACCGCCGTAAGGCAAGCCGAGGAAAAACAAAAGAATATTAACTATAATATACCGAAAAAACAAAAGAATGTCAACCCTGTTTTTAAAGGGATATTCAAAGCGTTCGGGTTCAGGGGGTGACAAAATGACTTATAAGTGTAAAGAGTGCGGATCGGTATTTGACGAGCCTGAAATAATAAAAACAACTCATAACAGCCGATATGAAGCTTACGGATATGAGGAATACGGCAAATGTCCGAATTGTCCGAGCGACGAGTTTATCGAGTGTGTAATATGCGATTATTGCGGTGAAGCAGTCGCGAATGACATTGACGATTATGTTTATTTCAAAGAAAAACAAGAAAATATCTGTAACGACTGCTTACACGATTATTGTGTTGAGAATTATTCGCATATACCTTATTACAAGCCCGAGGGTTTTTCTGAAAGGCTTACCGAGCTTCGAAAATTGAGAGGGTTAACACAGCGCGAACTTGCAAAACGAACAGGAATATCACAGCCGACTATATGTCACTACGAGTCAGGGAGGATTTTTCCTTCTATTCTTTTAGTTATTGATATTGCAAACTTTTTTGACGTATCAGTGAATTATTTAGTGGGAGGGTGAGCGTATGCCAAAAGTTAAAAGCGGAGTTGATTATTATTTAATTGGCAAAATCAAAACCGAGGTTTACTTCCCGGACGGTGAGCAGAAATGTCAGTATTGTAAGTTTTGCCGAGCCGAGGGAGATTTAAAGCGGTTTTGGTGTAGGATAACAGACAAAATGATTTATAATCCGTTTGCAGTTGGCTTGCCTGAATTTTGTCCAGCGCAAATCACGGGCGAGATTAGAGGTCAGATTGTAGGCGATTTAAACGATAAGAAGAAAGGAGATAAATAATGGGAATACCTGTTCTTTTATTAGGTGAAAGCGGGAGCGGTAAATCCGCTTCGTTACGAAACTTCAAAAAAGGCGAAATTGGGATATTGAATATAGCGGGAAAACCGTTACCATTCAAATCTGATTTAAAGCCGTTCAATGTCAGCCGAGAAGCTAAAGAAATGGGCGTAGATAGATATACGCTGATTAAAGAAGTCGCGAGAAAGTCGAAGGCTAATTCGATAGTAATTGATGACAGCCAGTATTTATTGGCGTTCGACAGCTTCGACAAAGCAAAAGAAACGGGCTACGGCAAATTCACAGATATGGCGGTCAATTTTGAAAGCCTGATCGAGTTTGTCATAAACGAGCTGGACGAAAACAAGATAGTTTATTTTCTACACCATTGTGAGATTACGGACTTCGGAAAGACGAAAGCGAAAACAATTGGCAAAATGCTCGATAACCAATTAACGCTTGAGGGCTTATTTAGTATTGTTTTGTTATGCCAAACGGACGGAATAACTCACAAATTTATAACACAGTCGGACGGAACGACCACAGTAAAATCGCCAATGGAAATGTTCGACAAAGAAATAAACAACGATTTAAAAATGGTTGATACGACCATTAGAGAATATTATAATTTGAAATAAGAAAGGAAAGAAAATATGAAACCATTTAAAAACTGGGCTGATGTAAAAGCTCCTACAGAATTTAACAAGTTACCAATGGGCGGTTACTTATGCAGGATTATGAAAGCCGAGGTTACACAGACACGGAGCGGGGATGAAATGCTCGTAGTCAACTTCGATATTACAGACGGAGAGTATAAAGACTACTACGCTAATGAATACCGCTCACAGCAGAGCGAGGATAAGAGGTGGAAAGGCGTTATTCGTTATTTCCTCCCGAAAGAGGACGGAAGCGAAAAAGACGCGTGGACTAAATCACGCTTTAAAGCGTTTACGGACGCGTTGGAAGAAAGCAACAGCGGTTATATATGGGAGTGGAAAGAAGAAAGCCTAAAAGGTAAAAAAATCGGTATGGTTACACGCAATGAGGAGTGGGACTATAACGGCAAAACAGGCTTTACGGTTAGACCGTATAACTTCGTTACTACAGACAAAATCGTAAAGGGAACGTATAAGCTCCCTAAAGACAAATATCTGAACGGTTCAGCTCCTACGACACAGAAACCCGCTGAAACCGAGGATTTATTACTTGACAGCGATTTACCATTCTAAATGAATTGTTTTGATGTCAAAGACGCTCTTAAAACGATACAGTTGCTTGTTGATACAAGGGAACGCGACACAAAAGCTTTTCGGCAAAGAGTTGAGCGGATAGAACTACCGTACAAAAGACAAAAACTCGATTTTGGCGATTATTCAGCAACGATTATCATAAACGGCGCAGAAATCAGTTTTGAGCGATTTTTTTCAATCGAACGCAAAATGTCACTTGACGAACTTTGTATGTGCTACGGACGCGATAGACGGCGTTTCGAGCGTGAATTTGAGAGAGCGAAGAACTTAAACGCAAAAATCTATTTGTTGATTGAAAATGCAACTATGGAGAACGCTCTGAACGGTAAATACAAATCAAAGTTAAACAAGAACGCATTTACCGCGAGCCTGTTTGCGTGGTTAGCACGATATGATTGTCAATTGATATTCTGCAAAGCCGAAAGCACGCCGAGAGTAATAAGAGAGATTATATACCGAGAAATTAAGGAAAGGTTAGAGCAAGAAGATGAAAGACTATTACAGCAGATTGAGGGAGTACGAAATCGAGAAACAACAGCTTGATTATAAAGACTTAACTCCCGCGCAATACCAAAGTGAAATCCGCAAACTGGCGAAAAAATATGGTATATGACGATAAGCGAGAGCGGATAATTGACACGGTTCACATTGAAAAGATAGTCGCCGATTATACCGATATGAAAGTCAACAGACATAATCGGTGTGCCTGCCCGCTCCACGCAGGAAAAGATAATAACTTTATGATTTATAAAGAAACTAACTCTTTTTACTGTTTTGTGTGTGGAGCGGGCGGGGACGTTATAAAATTTGTCGCTTTACTTTTCGGGTTGAGTTACTTTGAAGCTATGCAGAAAATTGATAGCGATTATCATTTAAATGTTTTTGTTGATGAACATTTGACAAAAATATATCGGCAGAAACGTGCAAAAGATATAAAAGCCAAACGGAGAGAAAAAGAAGCTTTATCCGATTATCAGTGGTTCAGCTATAACTTATTAATCAATTATCGAAAAGTATTAGAGCGAAAGAAGCCGAGCAAAAATACTAAACACGATATTGATTACCTTGATAGACTTCTTGATAAGCATTTGAACTTAGAACAAAATCCGATCCAAATTAACGTGCTGGCACTAATCAGGGCGTTAAACTCAAAATACATATAGGGAGGTGAAAATATGGAAAACGAAAGTTATAAGGCAGAGCCGATAGCAGAAGCTCCAAAATTTACGCAGTATGATTTTATGAGTACGGAAAAGCCCTTTGAATATGTTGCTGAGGTTAAAGACAATGATTTTCTCTTTATGCAACGTCAGGAAATAGTCAATAAGAACGCTAAAGAGGTTCATATAACTAGCTTTAAAAAAATGATGAAAAGCTATATGCAACAGAAATATCCGAAAACTAAATCGGTCTATGTAAATGAAACCGAATTTGAAAATCAACCAATGACATTAAATTGCGGTGAATACTATTGCAATGACAGCGGAATTACAACTTATACCGAAAGTGGTTATCCGATAGATGTATGTAATCATCCTATAATGCCGGTTGAGCGACTTGTTAATATTGACGATAACACAGAAAAATTAAAACTTGCATATAAAAAAGGCTTTATGTGGCGTGAAATAATCGTAGACAAAGAAACTCTAGCGTCCAATAACAAAATCCTTGCACTAGCTAAATACGGCGTGGCAGTCAATTCAGAGAACGCGAAGTATTTAGTAAGATACTTTACTGATATAGAGTGTTTAAATTTCGACACGATCCCCGAATTTAAATCGGTAGGACGTTTAGGCTGGATAGCTAATAGAGGTTTCTCGCCCTACGTAGACGATTTAGTTTTTGACGGTAACGAAACCTTTAGGACGTTTTTTCAGAGTGTCCGTCCGCAAGGCTTATGCGGTAAATGGTTAGAGTTGACTAAAGATATTCGACAGAGTAAGAAAAGCAAAACAGCACGAATATTATTAGCCGCTTCGTTTGCTTCGGTATTAGTCGAAATCTGCGACTGTTTACCGTTCTTTGTGCATATTTGGGGCGGTACGGGCGCGGGCAAAACCGTAGGGCTTATGTTAGCCGCGTCGGTATGGGCTAACCCTTCCGTAGGCGATTATATACATACATTCAACTCGACAAACGTCGCACAAGAATTATCTGCAACTTTTGTAAATTCGCTCCCGCTGATTATGGATGAACTCCAAATCATAAAGAAATCGAAGGATTTTGATAATATTATTTATTCGCTGTCCGAGGGTGTTGGACGTGCCAGGGGGCAGAAAACAGGCGGTATACAAAAAATTGGAACGTGGAAAAATTGTATAATTACAAGCGGTGAATTTCCGATAAGTAATTCAGCTTCAGGTGCGGGAGCCGTAAACCGTATAATCGAAATCAATTGCGAGGACGAAAAGATATTCGAGGACGCTATACACGTTGTTGATGTGGTTAAACGGAACTACGGCGGCGCGGGCAGACTATTCGTTGAGTACCTCCAGTTTGAAGGTAAGAAAGACGAAATCCGCAAACGTCAAAAAGAGATATTCAGACAGCTAATAAACGACAGCGAGATAACAGAAAAGCAAGCTATTTCAGCGAGTTTGTTGTTATTAGCAGACGAACTCACAGCCGAGGTTATATTTGAGGACGGTATAAAACTAACTGTAGACGATATACGACCGTATTTATCCACTAAATCAGAGGTAGACCAAAACGAGCGGTGCTTAGAGTTTATTTATGATTTTGTGGGTACGAATCAATCTAAATTCAATATTGACATAGACGGCGAATGTCAATCCGAGGTATGGGGTTCAATTGAGGGCGGTTACATTTACTTTATCAAAACGGTTTTCGATCGAGTATTAAGCGACAACGGGTACAATTCAACAGCTTTTCTATCGTGGGCGAACGGTAGAGCACTTTTAAAAACAGAGCCGAAAAGACGTACCAAGAAGAAACGAATAGGCGGTAGAATTACCCGCTGTGTATGTTTAATTGACGATATTGAGGACGAAAACGGGGACGATTTACCGTTTTTTTAGGATTTTGTACCCGCTGTACCCGCTGTACCCGCTATTTTTAACACATATATTATATTTCAAAATATTTTTATTTATGTTTTTTTACAAGTATAAAAAATATTTGCTCTATAGAGATACTTAAAAAAAGCGGGTACACTGGGTACACCTATTAAAAAAGTTAGTATTTATGCGGTGTTGAGCCGTACCCGCCAAGTGGGTACACTACGGGTACACAGGGTACAGTAAGAAAGGAAACTAATATGTGTAAGCTAAAAAAGGAATATAAAGTTTATGCTCAAAGAATAGTAGAGTTTGAACCGCCTAAGGAAAATGTTATATATCCCGAGGTGTTTATTGGAACTACGTTCGCGGTATCAGAATCGCAAGCTATTAATAACGTGCGCCATAGAACGCTAGGCGATTATGGCACAAGTCAATATAAACCGGTTGATGTTAGGTGCCATTATACAGTATGGATTGACTGGAGAGCGGAGCTTGTAAACGATAGAAAGGCAATAAAAAACATATATCCGTTTGTTAGAAAGCTAAATGAGGATTGAATGAGATGAAAATTCCACATAAACCAATCAAACGAATATATTGCGGAAGATGTAACTGCTTATTCCCGCTTAATTCGTGTGAGATTCGCAAGTGTCCTCATCCTGACGTTAAGAATAAACTAGGCGAGTATATCTGTGTTTATTGTTGCAAATCGTGTATATTCGTGTATCAACAAAAGACAGGCTTCGGGTGTAGTTACGGCGAGGAGGTGACACAATGAATACGGCGGTAATAATAACAGCGATTATTTGTATTACGATACTGGGCTTAGCTATAATCAGCCACAAAAAATAAGGGAGGTATAAATTAATGCTTTATCTTGAGTATGCAAAGCTACGCCTAAAGGTTCAGAAGTTAGAGGATGAACTCGACAAGGCACTTGATGAACGGCAAGAAATATTCGAGCGAACACAGCCGAAATCGGTAGACTACAAAAAAGAGCGTGTCAACAGTCAATCTACAGTTAATACTAACGATAGCTATTTAATAGCCTTAGAACGCCGTAGAATTGACGAAAGGGTTGAGGAATATAAATCTACTCTCAACGACAGAGAAACGCTTCTAGGGGTAAAAGAAAGCAAATTAAGGGTAAGTAACAACAGATATGACAAAGTTTATTACAAATCACAGCTTGAATGTAAGAAAGTCGGGGCTATTTCAAAGGAGCTAAATTATAGTCGTTCACAGGTAAATAGAATGTTGAAAGAGATAAGAGCTAATATAGGGAGGTTAACAAAATGAAAGATATAGAGCCTGTATGCTTGCAAAAACATACCGAAGATTGTTTCGCATTTTCGGACGGCAGATGTGCGGTTTTGAGGAATTGCGATTTTAAGGGCGGATCGTGTCCGTTTTATAAGACTAAAGGGCGGTTAGAGATAGAAAAATCAAAGTGCGAAATCAGGTTAAAGAACTTGAATTTGCTAAGTAAGTACAAATAATCGGGGTTTGAAAAAATGGGAATAATTATATTAAAAATAATCGGCGCTCTGTTTATAACGGCTTTAGGGGTATGCTTATTTCGTAGGCTGGCGAATAACTTTAACGCGTGGAAATATGAAAGGCAACATATTGAATACCTGAGAGCTAGAGAAGAATGTCGGAGAGAGCAAGAAAGGAAGTGTAATAAGTGAATGAATTTTTAACTTTTTTTGATAATAAAAAGCAATATTTTCCAATGCACTTAGAAATCACATATAGCAAAGTAACGGATTATACGATTTTGATTTACAAAAAAGGATGTGCTTCAGATTTTCCCGAATCTGATTGTGAAGGAAATGATGTAAACATATTGTGTGTTCAAGATTGCGATATTGAATTGTGTTTTGCAAAAGCTCACGTTGCTTTAAAAGAGTGGTTTTTAAAATATAATGGTGGCTATTAAACAAGAAAGGAGCAAACAATGAAAGAATTTACAAAGGCTGATTTGCGGAATCGCATGGTGGTACAATACCGAAACGGTGAAAGGCGTATGGTCGTTGGCGATGTTCTATTAGGCGACAATTGTTGGTGTTGTCTTGCTCAATATAATGATGATTTAATACGCATAGGTTGTAGACGCGATTATGATATTATGAAAGTTTTCCCCAAAATTTGGGGTTACAACAGAATGAGAACAATTAGCGTAGGCAACGGAGCTAAAATTTTATGGGAACGCTCCGAAGTCAAAGAAGTAACTATGGATGAAGTCGAAGAAAAATTCGGTTGCAAAGTTAAGATAGTAAAGGAGTAGGATATGTTAGTTTTAATGTTATTTTTACACGTTGTAGACGATTATTATTTACAGAGAATATTGTCACAATTAAAACAAAAGGAGTGGTGGGTAAAAAACGCTCCCGAGGCTTTATATAAGTATGATTACATTGTTGGTTTAATAATGCATTCTTTTTCGTGGGCTTTTATGATAATGCTTCCGTTTGCGATACAACAGCATTTTAATTTTAGCGTTCAATATTTAGTGATGTTAATTTTTAATGTGATTGTGCACGCTATAACGGACGATTTAAAGGCAAACAAAAAAGTTATTAATTTGATAGCAGACCAAACTATACACGTTATTCAAATAATTTTAACGTGGGCTATATTATCGTTTTGTTAAGGAGTAAGATTATGAAAAAGAAAATATTTATAGCGTTAGCAATAGTAGGTTGCTTATTAGCAATTCTTATAAGCGGAGCGAGTTGTAGTTCTTGCAATAGAGCTGTAAAGGATATAGGAAGTGATATAAATGGTGGGCTTAATAGAACGGTTAAGGTATACGATTTTAACGGCAAAGTTATTACTACGTATAAAGGCAAGATAGACTTAGAACCTAATGATTCAGGCATAGTCAAGTTTGAGTTAAATGGAAAAAGATATATGTATTACAACGCATTTGTTGAGGTGATTGAACAATGAGAGAGATTTTGTTTAGAGGTAAACGAGTTGATAATGGTGAGTGGATATACGGCGACTTAACTCACATTTCAAATGGTAAAGTTGGAATATGGGGTTTTGATAACAATCAATTTGTATTAGTTAATCCTTCAACCGTCGGGCAGTACACGGGTTTGACCGATAAGAACGGCAAGAAGATATTTGAGGGGGATATTGTTAAGCGTCCTAAATTGATAAACGACAAATATATTGACATAAAAAACATCTCCATAAGTGTAATTGATTGGCTTGTTGGTGAGGCATATTTTACATTCTATCCAAATGCGGAATGCTCTGACGATTGTTTATCATGTAACTATTGCGGTTCTGAACTTGAAATAATCGGCAACATCCACGACAATCCTGCATTACCTGCATTATTGGAGGTAGAATAATGGCGACTTGTAAAGATTGTATTCATTGGAAAGCTTGCAAAGCATTGCAACATACTTGGGAAAAAATAGAAGGAACACATTATCCTTTAATTGCTGAAAAATGTAAGATTTTCAAAGACCGCTCAAAATTTATTGAATTGCCGTGCAAATTAGGCGATAAGGTTTTCTATTTTGATACGGCTGGAAGAATTTATGAACAAACGATTTTCCAGTTTATTTATGGAGGAACAGGGTTAAAGTTAGATTCTGACGTGATGTTTGATAGTGAATTAATTGGTAAGAGGTTTTTCCTGCGCCGAGAAGAAGCTGAACAGGCATTGAAAAGGGAGGAGAGAGAAAATGACAAACTTTGAAAAAATTAAATCGGATATTCAGGATATGGAAACAGCAGAGCAACTAGTTGATAGTCAATACGCTTGTGTAGGTTGGCACTGTGGGCATTGTGAATATGGAAGCAAAGAAAAATGTGGAGAAGAGGTTTCTTGTTTTAACCAATATCTTAAATGGCTTAAAAGCGAGGTAGAAGAATGACACCTGATGAATATAGGAAGAAATATAAGAGTTGTTATACTTGTGAATATTTTGAGAAAGCAAATCCGTTCGCTTGCAAAGATAAAACTTGCTTAGTTAAAAATCGTGAGCTAAAAGGTGACGAGGGTAAAAAGTGTAAGGCTTATAGCTATGTTCCGCTCCTTTTAGAGCAAATGAGAAAATTTGAACAGGAGCGTGAAACCAATGAATGACAAACTATGTTCAAACTGCATACATAACAAATACAACTACAAAGACGAACTTTATTATTGCGATAATGAGCACAGCGACAATTACGGTGTACCTACGTTCTATGACGACAGTTGCGAGGATTGGGAGGAAAAGTGAATATGGCTTTTGATTGTATGGATGATTGTATTCATTTACACGCTTGTAGACGCGTTCAAAGTATTGGCAAAAGTTTAAGGCTCAACGTGCCGAGATATTGTACAGAAGATTGTAATTGCTATTTGAGCGGGAAAGATAATCTTTATGTAACGGTTGACGAAGCAATAAGTTATGCAAGGGACGGAGTAAGCACTATACGGAGTGGATATGACGGATATGATGTTTACGCTGGTTTTGAACTTCCCGGCAGAACATTAAATGATTTAATTGAAGAAATGGAGGATTAATTATGATCGAAATGCTAAAAATATCTTGCGGCGGATATTATGATTTTTATGGTACACAGCTTTATGGCTACGTGGATGAAACCAATTTAAAAAGCTACAAATACTTAAAACAAATTGGCAAATTTAAGGGTGACGATTTTACCCTATACGATCACGAAAACAAAATTACTCTCTCGTTTATGGAATTTGCGAGGTTTATTAAACTTTATTGGCGTGATTTAAAGGCAACTCGCTATTTTGATAAAGTGAAAACCGACCAAAAGTCAATTAAACACAATTTTAGGATGATGAGTAAACAGCCGTGCGAGAAAACAATATGGTGGGACGAGGTGGATATTGATGACTTGTAAAGACTGTATTCACCACAAAATATGTGAAGGCTTTTATGAGGATGAAGGCACTCCGCTTATGGCTTCGCTGTGTAAAGAGGGCGATATTTGTAATCAATTTGAAGATAAATCAAAATATATTGAATTACCTAAAATGTCTAAACAAGATTTTGCCGATATTGTTAAAAGCATATCGAAAGCTATGGCTGATTTAGCGGAGAGATTAACCGAGAACAACTAATCTGAAAAAGTCAAGTGTTTTTTGCAATTTTTTTAAAAAATCTTAAAAGATGATACAAAATGCGTCAAAATGACACAAAATGATATTGACTTGCGTCGACAAGGGTGCTATAATGCTAATGTGGACAGCTAGACGATACTAGCGATTACGGTTTTAAAACATACAATTCATTAGAGAAAAAAGAGAGCATTTTTATAGTGTTCTCTTTTTTTATACCCTGAAATTGAGGTGTCAATTATGAAATTCACGAAAGAAACATTATACAGAGCGTTAAGAACGTTTTTGCAAGCGGCGGGTGGATATTTAGTTACTAATTTAGTGCTGATTAATTTTACCGCGGAATACGACGTAGTTAAATCGGCGGTAGTTGGTTTAGGCGTGTCAGCGTTTGCGGCGGGCTTAGCGGCTGTAATGAACTTAGAGGGAACGAATGACAAGTATAAATAATCGAGAATGTTATAGCTCTATGATTGAGTACGGACTAGTAAAAGCGGACACAAAATGCTGTGGTGAATTTAACCGCTCCGATAAGGTATTCACTAAGTGTTTAAAGTGCAGATACTACGAAAGGAAATTTAACAATGACAGAATTTGAAGTACGGCAGAAATCTGTAAAATGGATTGAACAGTTTGCGGGAGCTAAACAAGGCTCGAGCGGACACAAAAAAATAATTGACACTTTTAATTCATATAAAGGCTTCACTCGATATAAAATGACTATGTCAGATCCGTGGTGCGGGGCAACAGCTTCGGCAGCTATGTATGCAGTCGGTCAAGTTGAGCTTTTTCCTTGCTACGAATGTTCGTGTGGAGCTATGATAACTAAGGCTAAAGCGGCAAAAATATGGGTTGAAAATGACGCTTATATTCCAAAGACAGGCGATAAGGTCTTATATGACTGGGACGATAACGGCAAGGGAGATAACAAAGGCGATCCCGAGCACGTCGGTACGGTTGTATCAGTTAAAGACGGCTATATTACAGTTATTGAGGGTAATATGGGAGCGGGTTATGTCGGATACAGAAAACTCGCGGTAAACGGCAGATATATTCGTGGATTTATAACTCCGAATTTTAAAAAGCTTGCTACACCCGAAAAGCCTACCCTGGATAAAAAAGGCTATAAGAAAGGCGATAAGACAATCGGCGTATTAGCCTTTAAAGAATTATTATTACTCGCCTATAAACAAAAGCTTGTTACTGTTAAGGTTGACGAAAACAAGATATTCGGCAACGGTACAGAAAAAACGGTGAATCAGCTATTGAAGAAATGGAACTATAAACAGACAGGTATTGCGGGCGAAAAGTTTATTAAAAAACTAAAAGCTCAATTAAAATAAATAATAAGTTGCTCATAGGCACATCTTCCTCCTTAAGGCAATCCCCGTTATAGCTTAGGCTATAGCGGGAATTTGTCTTTCGGGCAGTGTTTTTAAAATGAATAGGTGATTAAAATTGACAAGAATATTAACTGGTTAAAAATTAAAGAGGAATATATAACAAGCTCAATAAGTCAGCGTGACTTAGCGGAAAAATATAATATTTCCTATAATACGCTAAAGGACAGAGCAACAGCTGAAAAGTGGTTTGATTTACGGAATAAGTCGATAGAAAAAGCTACGGCAAAAGCACAGCAAAAAAACGCTAATAAACTTTTAAGCGTATACGAAAAATCCCTTGATTTATTAGAGGATTTATTAAATAACCGTCCGAAAGGCTCGGGTACGAAGCACGTTAAAAAAATACGTACTAAAGACGTAGATGGTAAATGGGCTACAGTTGAGGATGAGTGGAAAACCTCGGATATTGTGAGCTTATTAAACGCTGTCAATAATATTCAGCTTAATAAAGATAAACTGGAACTTGAAAGAGAAAAGATAGATAACAATAACTGGTGATATGATTTACACTTTAGATAATTTCTATACGTCAAAGAAATGGCGCAACTTTGTTAACGCTCTACGCTTAGAACGCTTAGACGATAGCGGTCAATTAATATGCGAACATTGTGGAAAGCCTATAATCAAAGCGTATGACTGTATAGGACACCATAAGATTGAACTCACGAACGAGAACATAAACGACTATACTATCAGCTTAAACCCTGATTATGTTGAGCTAATACATCATAAGTGTCATAACATAGAACACCAAAGGTTTGAAGGATTTAAACGTCGTGTATACTTAGTCTACGGTTCGCCTTGTAGTGGTAAGTCTACATACGTTAACAAAGTTGCTAATATAGACGACTTAATACTTGACGTCGATAAGATATGGGAATGCTTATCTATTGCGGACAAATATCATAAACCAAACAGAATTAAAGCTAATGTGTTTGGCGTTCGCGATTGTATTATCGACCAAATAAGAACACGGACAGGCAACTGGAGGAACGCTTATATCATAGGCGGTTATCCGTTGAAGTCAGACCGTGACAGGTTATGCGATATGCTTAACGCTTTACCGATATTCATAGACGAGCCGAAAGAAATTTGTTTATCGCGTGCAGTCAATGAGGATTGGAAAGAATATATTGAGGACTGGTTTGAGGAGTTTGTACAATGACTCCCCCCCGTCCTCTTTTTATTTGTACTTTCGGGGTAACTGTCGCGGGGGCAACATTTTTACGCAATTCAAAAAATTCATTTTCCCTCAATCAAATCAAAAAACTTTTTTATTAACAAAATCAACTTTTTAAAAAATTGAAAAAGTCAAAAATAAAGGTAACGAAATGGAACGCAAAAACGAATTAAAAGAGATATTCAAAAACATAGATGATGAGCAAAAAAAGCTTGTTGATAGGTTACTCGACGAGGTTGTTTTTTTAGAGGATAAAATGACGGAATTAAAGCAATATCCGTTTATTCGCTCTCACCCGAATGATTTAGCGTTACAGAAACCGACGGCGGCGGCTAAACTCTACAAAGAGTGCAATCAAAGTTATATGAACGCGGTGCGAATTTTACTTAGTTTGTTAAATAAGGTTGACGCTTCCGCCCAGGATGAATTGATAAAGCTATTAAAGGAATATGAGTAAAACATATTTAGAACAATATTATGATTTAATTCAGAGCGGTCAAGTTATTGTCGGCTATTGGATTAAAAAAGCCGTTAGAAATCTTATAAAAGATTTAGAGGATAAGTGGTATATATACGACACTACCGAAGCTAATAAGCGGTTTAAGTTTGAGCAGAATTTATGCTTGCAGAGTAAGGCTCCGTACTATATGAAGCCTATTAAATTAATGCCGTGGCAGTTAGCTTGGTGGGAGGTTCTCTACAGCTTTAAAATGGCTGATACAGGCTTGTTGAGATTTAACGAAGGGCTTTTAGAGGTCGCGCGAAAAAACGGCAAAAGCTCAATGTTCGCCGCCGATAGTATGTATGATTTATTTGTCGGCGAAGGCGGTACGGATATTTGTTGTGCCTCAAACGACGACCGACAAGCAAAATTGATTTGGTTAGAAATTGCGGGAATGCGCGGACGACTCGATCCGTCAAAAGCAATTACGAGCCAAAATTTAACAGAAATAAAAAACAAGCTAAAAAACATTACTGTCTTTAGATTATCTAGTAAAACACAAAATAAAGACGGTTTTAATATTTCAAAAACGCTTTTAGACGAAAGTCACGATATAGCAGAAGAAAATGGACAGTCGGAAATCGCCGAAGCGTGCTGGCGCGGGATGAGTTCTAGAGATGAACCGTTGTTTTTAAACTGCACGACACAAGGATTTAACCGCGACTGTTACTTAGACAACAAAATACAATATGCAAAAAAAGTTATAAAAGGCGAGATTGACGATCCGCATTTTATAGCTTTTCTTTTTGAACAAGATAGTGAACAGGAAGTTTGGCAAGATGAGAAAACGTGGGAAAAATCAAATCCTTCTTTACGTTACGGAGTTAAAAAAAATGATAAACTGCGTCGAGATGTTGAAAAGGCAAAATACGATAAAGCTACTCGAATACACTTGTTGACAAAAGACTTTAATATTCCGCAATCCAACGCTCAAACGTGGTTAGTATTAGAGGATTATTCATATAAAACGCGGGAATTTACGCTTGATGAATTTAGAAACTCTTATGCTTTAGGCGCGGTTGACTTATCGGCGACGACGGATTTATCAAGTGCGAAAGTTTTATTGATGAAGCCCGAGGATAACACGAAATACATTCTATCTCATTATTGGATCCCCGAAAGCAAACTCGAAAACAGCGACGATAAAGAAGCGGGCGCGAAATATGTTGAGTGGGCTAAAGACGGATTATTAACAATTCACGAGGGAAACGAAATTGATATATCACAAATAGCGGAGTGGTTTTTTAATTTGTTTAGTGAGTTTGATATTTCTCCGTATAAGATAGGCTACGACCAAAGATACGCAAAACCGTTTTTAGACAAATGCGACGAATACGGTTTTGAAACTGAAATGTTAATGCAAGGTCGAGCGTTATCAAATGCTATGAAATTAACTGAAGCTGAATTAAAAAGCCGTTCGGTGAATTATAACAATAACGAAATGGATAAATGGAACCTTGCAAACTGCTGTTGTAAAGTCGATAACTACGGCAACATTCAGCCTGTGAAGATACCGGGGCAACGCAGCAAACGAATTGACGGCGCTTTAACTTTAATTATGGTTTATGAAATATATAGAAGATATAAGACAGATTTTAAGACTTTAATCGGAGGTGACTAACCCTGAAATGGTTTGATAAATTGTTTCGTCGGCAGCCAAAAAATAATAGTTTTGCTCCGACGCTTGACGGCTTAATGCCGATATATTCACAGTTTGGAACGAATATATACGCGTCGGACGTAGTACAGCAAGCTCTTAAATGTATTGTTGATGAAATCAAAAAGCTAATTCCAACACATATTAGATACGTCGGCAATGATCCGACGCCGGTAAAGGGTAATATTCAGAATGTTCTTGACAATCCAAATCCCTTAATGACTACGAGCGAATTTTTGGAAAAAATCACGTGGTTATTGTTGATGAATTACAACGTGTTTATTATTCCAACTTATTACACGTGGATTGACGACAAAACAGGCGTTGAACGTAGATACTACGAGTCGCTATATCCTATCAACCCTACACAGGTTGATTTTATAGAGGATGAAAGCGGACAGCTATTTGTTAAATTTTGGTTTTGGAACGGCGAAACAACTACTATTCCTTATGATGATGTTATTCACATAAAGTATAACTATTCCGTATCCGAATATATGGGCGGAAATCGTATGGGACAGCCTGACAATGAAGCTTTATTAAGCACGTTGCAGTTAAATGACAGCTTATTAAAGGGAATTGCAAAGGCTATGAACGCTTCTTACGCGGTCAACGCTGTGGTAAAAATTAATTCAGTCGTCGACAAAGGTAAAACCGCAAACGCGTTAAAAGAGCTTGAAGCTAAATTAAACAATAATGAGAGCGGTTTCCTTCCTATGGATATGAAGGGCGAATTTATACCGCTCGACCGCGATTTAAAAATCGTAGATAAAGATACGCTTGAATTTATTGACTCGAAAATTTTAAGAAACTGGGGCGTACCGCTTCCGATTTTGACTGGTGATTATACCAAAGAGCAGTACGAAGCTTTTTATCAAAAAGTCTTAGAAGGATTGGCACTTTCTATCGCTCAGGCGTTCACAAAGAAAATGTTTACACAGCGTGAAAAGTCCTTCGGGAATAAAATCGAGCTGTACCCGAAAGAATTAATTTTCTTATCGGTTAGTCAAACGATTGAACTAATTAATACGCTGGCTCCACAGGGCGGCGGCTATGTCAACGAATATCGCACGTGGTTAGGATTAAGACCACTTCCTGAGTTAGAGGGTAAACGGTATATGTCGCTTAACTGGATTGACGCTAATAAAGCCGACCAATATCAGGTTGGAAAAGTCAACGTTGATGTAGTCGACGAAGAAAAAGAAGAAAACATAACGGAGGAATAAATTATGGTTACTTTTTATAAAACATATTTCGGCGGAATGGTAGACGGTAAGGCTTGCTTATATAAAGAGGGGCACTGTTTATCGACCGACGAAAAGCCGACAGGCGGCGATTTATATAATGGTTCACAGCTTGTCGAAATAGACACAGGTAAAACTTGTTATTACGATATGAAGAATGAAACTTGGTACGGCGGCGGGGAGGTTACCACAAATGAATAAAAAGCCTTTAGAAAAACGCTCTTATAATTTTGAAATTAGAGCGCAGAAAACCGAAGAACGGGGCAATATTATAACAGGTCGCCCGGTAGTATATAACAGCGTTACCGATATGGGTTATTATGACGAAATAATCGAAAGCGGCGCGCTTAATTTAACCGACTTAACAGACGTTAGATTTTTAGTAAATCACGATACAAAAATGATACCGCTTGCACGTTCCCGCCGAAATAACGGTAACAGCACAATGCAATTGTCGGTTGATGAATTAGGGTTGAATATTGACTATATATCCCTTGATGTTGAGAATAATTCAACGTCGAGGGCTTTATATTCTGCGGTAGAACGTTCCGATATTAGCGGGATGAGTTTTATGTTTAGCATTGACGACGAAGAATGGGAAAATCTCGAAAGCGATCATCCAACACGCAGAATTAAAAAAATAGGTACTATTGTTGAGGTCAGCGCGGTGACATTTCCCGCTTACGACTCAACTATAATAGACGCTCGAAGCAAGGAAGCATTGGACAATGCTCGGTCAGCGTTGGAGAACGCTCGACAGCTCGAGAAAAAATCAGTGGACACTGAACTTGAACTCGCGAAAGCGAAATTTACATTTTTATCAAAACTTTAAACTGGAGGTAAAAACAGAATGAGAAAATCTATTCTCGAAAAGCGATTAAAAAGACTTATCGCAAAGAAAACAGAGCTTACAGAGCGTTGCAACGCTTCTGAAAGCGCAAAAGAAGTTAGAGAACTCACAGACGAGGTAAGAGACGTTAACGCCGAAATTGAGGAAACTCAGGAAGAGCTAGAGGAAATCAAAGCCGAAGAGGAAAGACAGGCTCAGGCGAAAATTGAAACCCGCGAGGGCGTTCCCGCTAACGCAAAGCTGGTAAACGGTACAGCAAAAGCTTCATTTACAATGCCTGCACAGTCAGAGCAGCGCGGCGACGTTAACCCCCGCGAGACTATGGAATACAGACAGGCGTTCCGTAAGTATATGACTTCGGGCGTTATGACTCCCGAATTAAGAGCTGGTAATGCAATCAGCACAGACGATTCAGGCGCGGCAATTCCTGTTACCATTATGAACGAGGTTATTAATACAATCCGCGTTCGCTATGGCTCGCTCTATAACAAGGTTCGCAAAACCGCGGTTAAAGGCGGCGTTGGCTATCCTGTTGGTGCTCTCGAGGCTTCCTTCTCTTGGGTTGGCGAAAGTACAGTTTCGCCCCGTAAAAAGGTTGGCAAACTCGGCAAAGTATTCTTCAATTCTCACGTTGCAGAATTAAGAGTCGCTCAGACTTTTCTTTCCGATTTGCTTACAATGGACGCGTTCGAGGCAGAAATTGCCCGCGTTATCGCTATTGCATATCTCAAGGCAATGGACGAGGCAATCGTAAACGGTACAGGCGACGGAATGCCTCTTGGTATTCTTAATGATACTCGTATTACAGATGAAGGGCACGTTATCGAAATGACAGACGCGGACTTTTCCGACTGGTCGGCTTGGCTCACAAAAGTTTTTGGTATTATTCCTATGGGATATGCTGATGTCGAGCTTATTATGACAAAAGGTACAGTTTACAGCAAACTCCGCACAATGAAGGATGATGTTAACCGTCCTATCTATTATGAGGCAATGGGCGGCAGAGTTGACGATACTGATTCCGCTAACCCCCGCGCTTATCTCGACGGTCACGAAATTTCCCTTGTTGAACCTACTATCCTTCCGAACTTCGATACAGCTTCCAAGGGTGATGTAGTTGCTATCGTTTGGATTCCGTTCGATTACGCAGTAAACGAGAACTTCGGTTTTGCTATGCGTCGTTATTACGACGATGAGACTAACGAATGGGTTGACAAAGCTCTTACTGTTGTTGACGGTAAAATTCTCAACCCCGGCGGTTACTATCTTATCAAAAAGAAAGCTTCGTAAGGAGGCGGGAATATGACAATTACAAAAGTCATAAAGGCTCTTTATGTAAAGCTGGGTGGCTCGTTGACTGATACTATTTCAGGTATTGCGAATGGTGCGTCAGTTGCGGATTATACGGTAATATCCGACTGTATTAAGGCTTTATATGTTCTTTACGGCGGTGATTTAACCGAGGTTTACCCCGCTATTTCCGACGTAGCTGTTAAAGACTATACAACCAGCGCAAAAGCTATTGCGGCACTTGCAAAAGTTATTTCAAAAGGTATAACACCTACAGGCAAAATCACAATTACCGAAAACGGCGAAAATATTGATGTGGCTCAGTATGCTACAGCGGATGTAAATGTGCGCACATATGAAGGTGAATTGTCAGCTCTTATAAATAGCTCAATTGAAGGAATAGATATACCATTAGGGTTTTCTACTATAGGGGCTTATAAGTTTTATAATTGTACTAATCTAGCACTTGTAAATTTAACTGATAGTATTCAAACTATCGGGGAATATGCTTTTGCTGGATGTACTTCTCTTGAAAGTATAGTAATTCCTACGGATATGCGTTATATCAATCAGGGTGCATTTGACGGTTGTACAAGCTTAACTGACATATACTACACAGGCACACAGGCACGGTGGGAACAGATTACAATAGGCACCGACGCTATTCCCGCAGGCGCAACAGTCCATTACGAATATACACCTGAATAAAGGGGACTAATAAATGGTTTTCTTAGATGATGTAAAAAATGCTCTCGGCATAACTGGCGATTATCAAGATTGTACAATTCAAGTCTATTTTGATGAGACTATGGATTTCTTGAAAAATGCGGGTGTTCGTGAGGGCAATATTACAACAGGTTTGGTCGCTCGGGGTGTCGCCGACTTATGGAATTATGGTGGCGCGGAGGGAAAGCTATCCCCTTATTTCATACAACGAGCGACGCAATTATCTTATAAAAAATAAATTTTTGGAGGTTTAAACAATGGTAAACAAAGACAGAATTGTACCTATTCAGAAGATAGACAGACTTTCAGCTATTGGCGAAATTCTCGCGCTTACTTCGGTTTCTTATTCCGTTCTTGCGGCTGATACCGTTTCAGGCGAGTTTACAGTCGCCGAGGCAGGCACTTATCTTGCAAATCAGCCTGTTAAAAAGCTGAATTTTGGAAGCGGTGCTTCGAGCGGTACAGTCTATTTTGTAGCTGACTACGACTATGAGGGATTTGCTCTTAACGGTACAACTACAGTAACAGCGGGCGCAACTGTTAAGGCTGACGGTGTATCACTTTACAAAGCGGTACTTGCAACTGGTACAGTTACGATCACAGCTATTACACCCGAATTATCAGCGGGGTAAAAAATGGCACAATTTAAGCTCTCCGCGCCGTTGAATGTTCCGCTTATGCTCTTACTCCCGAAATATACTAATTCTGTCGGTGTTGACGTTAAGACATATCCGAACATTAAAGACGGCGTTTTAATTTTCGGGAGCTTTAGAACGTTTGGCGGAACCGAGCGAGATGTTGACGGTATTTATTCAATTGAGAATACCGCAACTGTTGAAACTTGGTTCCGACCTGACATTAAGAGTAATTGTAGAATTGGCATACCACAAACGGGCGCGGTATATGACATACTTGGCGAACCCGAGAATATTGGTATGCGAAATCAATATTTAATATTAAAGCTTATTGAAGTCAAAGGCGGTGCTTGAGCGTGGCTCGTAACACATTGAAGCTCGACACAAAAGGGCTTGAACCTTTAATTAAAAAGCTCGATAGCATTGGCGGCGACGTTAAAGGTGCGGTAAACACAGCGTTAACGAAAGCGGCGCAAACTATTGCTGAAAGTACAGAAAACGCAATAAGCACGACTAATTTGCCAGCGCAAGGTAAATATTCGACTAGCGCGACAAAACAATCTATTATTCGTGACGCGCAAGTCAAATGGGACGGCGACACCGCCTGGGTTCCCGTCGGTTTTGATTTTAGCAAGCCCGGGGCGGGCGGTTTCCTGATAACAGGTACGCCGCGAATGAAGCCCGATTACGAACTTAACAAAATCTATAAACAAAAACGATATATGAATTTAATTCAAAAGGGTATGGAAGAAATAATCCTTAACTCTATCGTTGAGAAAATGGAGGGATAAAACCGAAATGAAAGAAAATTTAATACAGATTTTATCAACTTTCGGCTATCCCGTTAAGTTGCAAGGTACTATTTCGCAAAACGAAAAATATCCCGATAGTTTTTTCACTTTTTGGAACAACGACACCTACGACGGCTCGCATTACGATAACGACGCTATAAGCTTTATATGGAATTTTACAATTAACTTTTATTCAAACAATCCCGCGCTTGTTAACACAGTTTTGTTGCAGGCGCGGGTTTTATTAAAACAAAACGGATGGATTGTTGGAGGAAAAGGCGCAGACATACCCTCCGACGAAGCCACACATACAGGGCGTAGCATAGACGCTCTATTTATTGAATTAAACAGAGGTGACGAAAATGGCTAACAACCTTAACGAAATAGTTGAATACCGAGGCGTAGAAGGTTTAGTCGCGGCTGAGGTTCTTACCGACGATAACGGCGTAAGCGGTTATACAACAGGCACACCTTTTGCAATTGCGGGTGTAGCTGAAATCACACGCTCAACAGACAGCTCGAGCGAGGCTCATTATTATGACAACATTCCCGCTGTAGTTGTTTCAAGTACGGCAGCTGACGAAGTGACAATTAACGCTTCGGCAATTCCTCTTGACGTTTACGCTAAAATCACAGGTCAGAATTATGACGAACTGACAGGCTCTTTAGTCGAGGGCGCGCGCGACGTTAAATATTTTGCTATCGGCTATAAGACTAAGAAAACTAACGGCGACGAGGTTTATGTTTGGAGATATAAGGGAACATTTAATGTACCCGATACGACCAATACAACCGAGAACGACAGCACGGACGCAAACGGTCAGGAAATCGTATTTACTGGCATATCTACAACACATAAGTTTACTAAAACGGGTAAGGGTGCAAAGTCTATTAATGTAGACTTAGGTAAAGACTTGGCGGACGTTTCTACATTCTTTGATGAAGTAACAACACCTGATACTATACAGGCTAAAACCCCCGCTACAGTTTATACAGTAACTAACACTCTTTCCAATTGCGTGAACAACAACGCCGCTACAAACGTTGTGAGCGGTCAGCCTTATGCGGCTCTTATTGCCGCGAATACAGGCTATACGCTTAATACCGTAACCGTAACAATGGGCGGAACTGATATTTCAAGTACAGCGGTTGACGGCGGTGCAATTACCATTCCGAGCGTAACTGGAAATATCGTAGTTGAAGCAACAGCTTCAGCAGAATAACTAATTTTTAGGTTAAAAGACTTTTTTGGAAAGCGGGGACAGCGTGAAAACGTTTCAATCGGACTTTAGTTCCTTTCGTCGATTGATAACCCGCAAACTTTTGAAAGGAATTTTATTAAAATGAAAATTAATGTATATGATAAAAGAAAAATCATAAAAACATATGAGGTGGACGCTTACGACTTGCCTTTTGGTATTTTAGAAGATGTAGCGGACACAATAGATATTGACAGCCTTAAAACGGGGTCGGACGTTGAAATTATTACGCTCGTTGGCAAAATGATTATTAAGAATAAGAACATTATCAAAGAGCTGTTAAAAGATATTTTCGACGGCATAACGGACGAAGAGATCCGCAAAACTACCGTAACCGAAATGGCTCGAGTAATAGTTGACATTGTAACTTATACAATTGGTCAGCTTAATTTAGGAAATAACTCAAAAAACTAAACGAGGCTCAGACCTCGCTGAGCTTTTACGAATTGTTTTTTGAAATTGAAATAAATATATGTGATAGGTTTCCGAGCTTGTCGCCGTTTGATATACGGCGTGAAAGAGCGTCGGAAGTTTTTCTTTTATTACGGCGTTTAGAAAACTATAATTCATATGCTAGTAATAAAAAAAGTGCAAAAAATAAAAGGGTTCTAAGAAAACCCGCGGGGGATAACTGGTTTTAATAGGTGGTGATTTTGTGGCTGATGATTTTACCGCAAAATTCAAAGTCGATATATCCGACTTAAAAAAGAATATTACTGAGGCAAATAAACAGATTAAACTCGCGAATGCAACCTTCAAAAAAGAAACTTCGGGAATGCAAAACTGGAGTAAAGACGCGGACGGTTTAAGTAGCAAACTTAATCAGCTTAAAACGGTTTTATCAAATCAAAAGAAAATTCTATCGTCTTATGACGCTCAATTAAAAGCTCAACAGACTGCTTATACACAGAGCGGAAAGAAAGCCGAAGAATTAAAGGCTAAATTGCAGGATTTACGCAATAACGGCGTAGCGAAAACGGACGAAGAATATCAAAAGTACAGCCGCGAACTCCGCACGGCTATTAAAGACCAGCAAAACGCTGAAAAAACGACAGATGATTTAAAGCTTAAAATTTTAAATCAACAGGCGGCTATCGGAAAAACCGAGTCGCAAATCAACAAATATTCAAACGCGCAGAAAGAACTTGAAGCAAGCTCAAAGAGTTTAACTAATGTTGTTGAAAATCAGCAAAATGAACTCGAACAGCTTAAACGGAAATATATTGATGTTATATCCGCCGAGGGTAAAGACTCGACGGCGGCGAAAGAACTCGCGAATGATATTCAAAAGTTATCAGCTAGTCTTAATGAAAACCAAAGAGAACTGCAACAGTCAGAGGCGGCGGCGAATAAGCTCGATAACAGCTTCGATAAAACCTCCGCTAAGTCAGGCGGACTCGCGGGCAAACTTGCGGGCGGTCTTAAAAAAGGCTTAGTCGCGGCGGGTGCTGGTATTGCGGCTATGGGTGCGGGTGCAATTGCGGGTGGTAAAAAGCTTGCGTCTATGGTTAATGAAACCTCGCAAGCGGGAGACCAAATCGACAAGATGTCGCAAAAGTTAGGACTAAGCGCGGAAAGTTATCAAGAATGGGATTATGTACTTAGTCAATCGGGTGTTGATATAAAATCGACCTCGGCGGGCTTTAAAACACTTATTAATCAGGTTGATAAAGCTAAGAATGGTTCAGATGAAGCACAAGAGCGTTTTAAAGAGCTCGGTATATCTATGAGCGATTTAAAAACAATGTCAACAGAGGACTTATTTTCTAAGGCGGTTACGGGTATGCAAGGTATGGCAGACAGTACCGACCGCGCCGCTCTTGCTAACCAGCTTTTCGGAAAATCAGGACAAAACCTTGCTCCTCTGTTTAATTCTACAGCAAAATCAACCGAGGATTTAAAGAAAAAAGCCCACGATTTAGGTTTTGTTATGTCTAATGAAGCTGTGGACGCTTCCGCAAAATATCAAGACAGTTTAGACACTTTAAAGCGTACCTTTACAGGCGTTAAGAATAATATTTTGTCACAGTTATTGCCTGGGTTTACTTCGATAACGACAGGACTATCGGAGCTTATAGCAGGACAAGACGGCGCGAAAGAAAAACTGCAAAACGGCGCGAAAGCTATCGCCGAGGGGTTAAAGAAAATTGCTCCGAAAATAGTTGATGTATTATTGACTATAGCGACCACCGTGGCAGAAGTCGCACCTTCGATTATTACGTCTTTGATAAACGGTATAACCGCGAACTTAGGAAAAATTCTAAGCGTAGCTGGAAAGGTTTTAAAATCTTTTATCAACGCAATTATAGCTGCTCTACCGACCGTAACACAAGCCTTGTTGCAGGCGTTACCGACTTTGATAAATGGGCTTATACAAGTTACTATCGGAATTATTAAAGCTCTTCCGACTATACTCAACATTCTAGTTAAGGAGCTACCTGGTTTAATTAAATCAATAATAAATTCACTTATGGATAACTTGCCGACGCTAATATCAGGATTAATCACGTTGGTATTAGGAATAGTAAAAGCAATTCCAAAAATCATACTTGGATTAGTGAATGCTCTTCCTGAAATTATCGAACGAATAATAACTGGGCTTTTAGATTGCCTACCACAGCTAATTTTAGGGCTTATCCAACTTAATGTCGAGATTGTTAAACATCTTCCCGAAATTATCGTTGGATTAATAAAAGCCGTTCCTAAGATTATTACATCTATCGCGAATGCACTAATAAAATCAGCTCCGAAATTATTTGAGGCTTTCGGCAAAATCTTCACAAGCGCGTGGACTAAAATTCAACAGATTTTCGCAAATGTTGGAAAATGGTTCAGCGATAAATTCCAATCTGCGGTTGATGGAATAAAAAGTGTATTCAGCGGTATTGGTAAATGGTTTGGCGATACGTTCAACGGAATTTGGAATTTTATCAAAGCTCCGCTTAATTTCATAATCGGCGGTATCAATGCTATGATACGCGGATTAAACAAGCTTAGCTTTAATATACCAAAGTGGGTTCCCGTTATTGGCGGAAAGAAATTCGGATTTAATATTCCGACAATTCCAAAACTTGAGCGCGGCGGTGTGTTGGATAAAGGTCAAATCGGTTTACTTGAAGGCTCAGGCTCCGAGGCGGTTGTACCGCTCGATCGTAATAAACAATGGGTATCCGCTGTCGCTAATGGTTTATTTAACGATTTACGTAAATTAGCGGGCAATAACTCTATTAATAACGTGTCAAACGCTAAGAACGTCAATTATACACAGATTATTAACGCTCCTAAACAACCCTCAAGAATTGACATTTACCGACAGACGCGAAATTTACTTAATTATTCAAAAGCGACAGGAGGGGTTTAAGTGTATACTGCTAAAATAGAAAATGTCAACGGCGAAGTAATGTTATTGACTAACAAAGAGAGTAAATATCAAGTAGTTAGTATAACGGGCTTAAACCCGCCTAAAGCGCAGATTAATACAACACCAATAGTAGGGCTTGACGGTGCAAAATTCAACTCGTCAAAGCTTGAAACCCGAAATATCGTTATCACAATTAGGCTGAACAGCGACGTCGAGGCTAACCGTCAGGCACTTTATAACTTTTTTGTCACTAAAAAATGGTGTCGATTTTATTACACTAACGGATCGAGAAACGTGTATATTGACGGATATGTGGATAGCGTGGAATGTGACTTGTTTTCGAGTGGAGAAATGGCGCAAACTTCTATTATTTGTACTGACCCGTATTTTAAGGCACTAACGGTAATTGAAACCGATATGTCGTTAATTCGCGGGCTTTTCACTTTCCCGTTCTCAATAAATGACGGGTTTCCTATTCCGTTTTCACAATATGAAAGCTCCCCGAACGCTAGAATATACAACTCCTCCGACGGTGAAACTGGAATAATTTTCAAAATTACGGTTAATACCAATGTTTCAAGCATAAAGATAGAAAAAACAAATACAAACGAATATATTGAACTTAACAACAGTTTTTTAGTCGGAGATGAAATTTCAATCAACACAAACGCAGGAAATAAATCAATCAAGTTGACAAGAAACTCAACGGTTACTGACTTACTATCGAAGCTTACAAATGATTCAGTTTTTTTCCAATTAAATCAGGGTTATAATAATTTTAGCTATTCTACAAGCCTGGGCGAGAGTGACAATGAAGATTTAACAGTTAGCTTGTTATATCGAAAAAGCTATCGAGGGGTTTAACTTATGATAGGCAATATTTTTATTCTTAACAATAATTTTGAAACCGTTGGACTTGTTGATACATACAAGTCGCTTATATGGGCTAATAGATACAATGATTTAGGCGATTGCGAACTTTATGTTCCCGCCTCAAATGAGAATATGAACTTGTTGAAACGAGGCTATTATATCAGACGTTCAGATGATGATATGGTTTGCCGAATTAAAAAAGTTGAACTTGATACAAGTCCTGAGGACGGCAACTATTTAATAGTTACTGGCTATGACGTTAAACAATGGCTTGATCAGCGTGTAGTTTGGGAAATAATTGTTGAAAAAGATATTAAACTCGAAGCCCTTATTTATAAATTGATTGAAAACGCTTTTATTAATCCTGAAAACGAAAATCGAAAAATCAAAGACCAAAACGGAAATATAAAATTCAAAATCAACTATAACACAGCTTATCTACGTGAAAACTTTTCAGGAAGTATCAGCTATGCAAATATTGGCGAAACTATTCGAGCATATTGTAAAGAGCAAGGCTGGGGCTATAGGGTTTATTTGGAAAACGACGGAATATTCTATTTTCAGTTGTATAAAGGTATAGACCGCTCGAATACTGTGGTTTTTGCAGATGAATACGAAAATCTAAGTACAACAAAATGCACGCTTGACGACACTAATATCGAAAACGTCGCTTTAATAGCTGGAGCTGGAAGCGGTTCAGAGCGATTATGTGTAAATATTGGCGACACTAAAGGTGCTGACAGATACGAGTTATTTGTTGACAACAAAGACACAGCAAATGTTATTAAATACGAAGAATTAATATCTTTATATTCTGGCGGTAGTGTGTTTACAACTTCCGAGGGGAAGTATTTTTATCAGCTTAATTATATCGAGATATTAATTTTAAACAACGAACAAAAAGCCTGGTTATTAGACCAATATCCAGGTGGTCAAGTCGTTACGCACGACGCAAGCGAATATTATCGACTAACAAATATAAATATAGCGGAGTTGCCAAAGTCTACACCCGGCAACAGCGACGATGTTAAATTGCTTAATGTTGTTTACAACTCGTATTTGTATGCTAACGGCGGAACTGTTTTGGGCGAATACGGTGCAAAGACTACGTTTGAGGGGACTGCTATTCCTGAAATGCAGTATGCTTATAAAGAAGATTATAACCTCGGGGATTTAGTTCGTATACGTACAGATTATGGAATATCGGCGGAAGCCCGTATAACAGAGGTTATCGAAGTTAGCGACGAAAACGGCTACAGCGTAGAGCCGAAACTTGAATACAAAATATCATAGTAAAGGAGAATAAAAATGGCTGAACAAATTTATAATGTGAAATGCGGTTTTTTCGACGCGGTAAACAACGATAGAGTGTATACCGCGGAGGATATGAACAGGCTTTATAAAAGGGTAATTCACGACGGTGTTTTTCCCGACGAGAATAATAATCCTAGTGATGATTTATTAGTCGAAGCTGACAGCGGTATGACTATAATCGTTGGAACTGGCGAGGGTGTGTTTGCTAGTCACTGGTTCAAAAATTCTGTTGATATACCGATTGAAGTACCGCCTAATTCTTCAAACAATAGAATTGATAGTGTCATTATTCAGGTTGACACAAGAAAATCAGGACGTGCTGGAAACGTTGTATATAGAACGGGTGAGCCGTCAGTTAATCCCGCTCCTCCCGAAATAAATGAAGTGCTAGGCGTTGTTGAATATCGGCTCGCTAATATTTCAGTTACAAGCGGAGCAACGGCTATAACTAGTGCGGATATAACAGACTTGCGGGGTACAAGCGAATGCCCGTGGGTAACAGGGATTGTTGCGGCTGACGATATACCGCCTAATTCAGTTACAGAGGCGAAACTTGCGACAAACGCTGTTACAACTGCAAAAATTAAAAATAGAGCTGTGACAGGGGCGAAAATTGCGACTGGAACAATAGAAACCACCAATATTGGAATCGGACAGATTAAGACTGCTAATATTGACGGTGGAGCTGTAACAGAAGATAAGCTCGATACTGATTCAGTAACACCCACGAAAATCAAAGACGGAGCGGTAATTGTGGGTAAGCTAGGTGTTGAGGCAGTACGAGAGATTAATATTGACGGCGGAGCGGTTACTACCTCACGAATAGCAGACGAGGCAATAACATATGAAAAATTAGATGCTCATTCTTTATTAAACACTTCGACAACTTCTCAGCCCATATATGATGATGAACATCTTCCAACAGCACAGTTTATGCAGAAGTATTTAAATAATCGTGTTTCGGGTAGATATTCTTTAACTTTCGGTTTAGATAATATAATAAAAAATTATGCAAATCCCACGATATTAAATAACAATAGCGTTCTTGCGGGTTCAGATGTATATAGTGTATACGTTTCCCCGAACGTAACCGAAATACAGAGTAGCTATGCAAGCTTTTCTACAAACTTGCACGAAATTTATGTGGATAATATAAGAGATAACATAGATATTGCTAGCGACATCAAGAGCAATCCTAACATTAATATTTATTATCAAGGTGAATTTAGTATCGTTGATTTATTTGCAAAATCTCAAAAAGCTTTAAATAATAGCTTCTATAGATTAAGCGATTATTCAATAGGCTTTAACACAGGCGGAATCGCAGTTGAGAAAACAACCTCGACAATAATGGGTGCAGGAACGTTTCTATCGGGTATAAAATCAATCTATTTATCGGAGAATGTAACAACATTACAAGACGGATTTTTCAACACTGCAAGTGATTTAACCGACCTTTATGTGGATAGTGATAGTGTCGAAATGCCGACAGTTCCCGCAAGAGTAACGGTGCATAATAAAGGTACGTTTGTAGTTAGCGACTTACTTATCAATTCAATGATAGCGAGCAACAATGAAATACTGGACATTAAAGCTACAATTACGCAAGTAAATACACAGCTTGAAAACGCTATAAACGGGGTGAGCGAATGAGTTTACTTGATGATTTAATGGCTATTTTTCAAAGACGGCTTAACGAAAGAATAAAAGCACTAGAAAACGGATAAAGGTGAAATATAATGAATACACTTTTTCTTTACGACACAAAAACATTAAAGGAAAAAATTAATACAAAAGTTTTTGCTGGCGATAATAAAATTACTAAAATCAACGTACAGTTACCCGACAATATCGGAGGTTATCCAAAAAGGGATTGTGAGTATAATCTAAGAGCGATTATCCCAGAGGGCAATTTATCTTATATGATAGACCCACTACAGCCTTATTTCTATATCACAAATGATATAACAGAAAAAGCTCAAACCGTTAAACTAATGATGATTATAACTCACGAGGGTAATGTAATAGGTAGGACTAACACGGTTGATTTAATTGTGAACGAACCCGCAGAAGCTCCCGACCCGCCGTTGACACCTCGAGAAGAATTTGATGAAGTTATAGCTGAACAACGAGCTGAAATAGCAGAGCAAGCGGGAACTATCTCAACACAAGGCGAAACGATTACTCAACAGACCGAACAGATAACAGAATTGAATGGGGAAGTTAGTGCGCTCGAGGGAACAGTCGCAGAGCAACAAGCAACTATCACAAGGCAGAATACAACTATTGATGAATTAAATCGTAGAGTTCCTCCGTTGCAGACGCTTGACCCGATTAATCCTTCGCAAACTCAACAGACTTATACTCCCGAAAGTCCGAATATAGGTTTTCCACAGGTTATTGTTAACGCTCCAACGGCAGAGGGGCTTGGTTTTAGAGAAGATTATTATAAGAAAGATGAAGTTTTCTTAGGTAAAGTCGGTACTTATAATCCGTTCCCTGAACATTCAGTAGGCGGAATATATATTACAGAGGTTGATGAAGATGGGTATCCTGTTAAATTTTTGATAAAGGATTATGAAAAATCACCAGAAGCTATAACTCCTACCAGTCTTATTAATACCAGTGATTCTATAGCTAATATTACTCTGCAAGAAGTTATATATGAAAATTGCCCTTATTATACAACCGTTAATGGTTATGCTTTTGCCAGTTGCAGAGGTTTAAGAAAAATAGTACTCCCACAAAACATTACTACTTTTCAAAGCTATATATTTGAAAATTGCTCTGCACTAACCGAAGTTGCTCTACCTGCGAAATTGCAAAGAATGGCTGAAGGAGTTTTTCGAAACTGCACATCATTAAAAACAATTGTATTTCCTCACGGATTTTTGGGAACCTCTGGGTCTCCTGGAGCACCAGCTGTTTTTGTCTATTGTTCAAAACTAAAAAATGTATATCTGCCAAATACGATGATTTCTTTGGGACCTCCATTGTTTATGAGCAATCCAGCTTTAGAATTTATAACTCTCGAAAACGGTTTTAACTGTAACAACCTTAACCTCTCAACTTCAACCCTCTATTCACAAGAAACAATAGTATCTTGCCTTGAAGCTCTTGCGGATAGAACAGGGCAGACAGCTTATACTATTACTTTTGGTTCAACTAATCTTAACAAACTAACCGCAGAACAAAAAGCGATAGCCACTAATAAAAATTGGAACTTAGCATAAAGGAGAATTAATATGCA